TTTAACGCGGGGTTGGTAATTACCCCCGAAAATGTGTTATTTAGTTACGGGGTCATGGATGCGGCGGCGGTGGTGTTGCGGTTGCCGATTGGGGCCTTGGACATGATTTTTGAGGGCTGCAATGTCTGAAACGGTTGATCCACGGCAGAGATTTTTATTTTCTACCCTGCCTGGGTTGTTAAGTCAGGCTTATGATTATGTGCGGTCTAATCCCTTGCAGGCTACAACGGATGTGGCCCAAGCGGTAACGCCGGGCGGCGCCTTGCAAGATGCTTTGGCGGGTTCGGAACAGATCAGTAGATCAGCCCTTCGCGGCGATATTGGTGGCATGGTGGGCGGTGCTGGCGCCATGGGGGCGGGGTTGCTTGGGGCTATTCCGCTTGTTGGGTCGCTTGGGCGCGCGGGCGGCACAGTTGCCAGAGGTATATCAGAAGCTGCGCCAACGGCCAGGGCGGTTGAAAATTTGCCATCCTATAGGGTGATGCCTGAAGTAAATAAGCCTTTCGATGAGTGGATTGATGCTCTTTATGCTCCAAATGTAAGGGGTCCAGGGAATATCGTTAGGCACCCTTCTGTTGGTTATAGGGGGGTAAGTGATGCTGAATTACAGGCGGCAGTAAAAGAGGGTAAATTTAAACCCGCGTCAGGGAATGATTTGTTTATTGGGCATGATCCCGAAAGATATGTTGGGGGCGGCGCTTATGGCGCGAAAAAGGGCGGAGCAATTGTGCAATTTAGTACTGAGGGGATTCCTGTTCGAGAAATTGATTCGTATCACATTAAAGGATTGAAGGAAAAGGGAGTTAATGAAATTCCGCTTTCTAATGTTTCAAATGTTTGGCAATGGAACCCAGAAACAAAAACACACAATTTACTTTCACAGGAAGATTTGAATACTATTTTAAGGCGTTTCGGTCTGCTTGGCACTGTTGGTGCGGGCGCCGCGATGGCGGGCGCCCAGGAGATGCAGCAGTGAAATCCCCCGCTTGGACCCGTAAAGCTGGCAAGGCTGCATCTGGCGGGCTGAATGAGGCTGGGCGCCGTTCTTATGAGGCGGCTAATCCGGGTTCTAATCTGAAGGCGCCGGTGAAGGCGGGGGACAATCCCCGTCGGGCGAGTTTCCTGGCGCGGATGGGTAATATGCCGGGGCCAGAGCGTGATGCGAAGGGGGAACCCACTCGCTTGCTGAAATCGTTGCAGGCGTGGGGTGCTTCCAGTAAGGCGGACGCCAAGGCCAAGGCGAAAGCTATTTCGGCCCGTAACAAGGAGAAATCCAAATGAGCCGCCAGATTAAGGATGATACGGGGCACGTTATTCATCAGGTTTTTGAGATGAATGGTGTGCAGATTATTTCAAACCCCAGTGTCAGTACGCAAACGACTGCTTTTGGCGCTCAGACCACGGCAATTCGTGTGGCTACTACGGGGCACCATGTTCATGTTGCTATCAATAGTGATCCGACGGCCACGATTAGCAGCAGCCTTCTTCCGGCTGGCTGGGTTGAGATTTTCGCGGTTAAGCCGGGCTGGAAGTTGGCGGCGATCAAGGGCGATGGTGCGGGAAGCCCCACTGTCTCCATCACGGAGTTGGTTTGATGCAGTGCCCGAAGGCAACCTATGATCTTGAAGAAAACATTGAGTACCGTGATCGGGCGTTTAAGGACTTCGGTTATGGTCCTGCGAACCCGAATAGCGAGGATGATTTCTTCTGGAAACTCCGAGCGCAGGAATGGAATACGACTCCTGATGAGGCTAAGACGATGCGGTGTGGTAATTGCGCCGCGTTCATCCAGACCCCGGAAATGATGGCGTGCATTGTTAAGGGCATCCAGGGGGAAGAAAGCAACGATGAGACGTATGCGCCCGAAGTGTCTGAAGCGGCGAATTTGGGTTATTGCGAATTGTTGGAGTTCAAGTGCGCGGCGTCGAGGACGTGTAGTGCGTGGTTAGTTGGCGGGCCGATTACCAAGGCAATGACGAAGCGCCAGCGTGAGGTTGTGTTGATGGCGAAGGTTATGCTTCCGCGCGAGAGTGGGGAAGAAACCGAGGCCGAATCAGAAGATTGATTGGATAGACAATGGACCCCAAGATTTCCGATTTGGTCGAAGACATCACCGAGAGCATGACCGATATGGCGGTTGATGCGGGGATGGATGCTGACTTGCCGAATGAGATCGACATTCAGGCAATTGTCGCTTCGGAAATCGACGATGCGGTTGATTACATTGATAACACCATTTCGCCGTTGCGGGCGATGGCGACTGAGTACTACCGGGGGGCGCCATTTGGGAATGAGGAAGACGGGCGTTCTCAGGTTGTCAGCCGTGATGTGCGCGACACGGTTCAGGCGATCTTGCCAAGCCTGATGCGTGTGTTTTTTGGTAGCCAGAAGATTGTGGAGTTTGCCCCCAATGGCGCCGAAGATGTGGCGGCGGCGGAGCAGGCGACGGATTACATCAATTATGTGCTGACGCGGGACAATCCGGGCTTTGAGATTTTCTATTCCGCCTTCAAGGACGCCTTGGTGCGGAAAATGGGGATTATCAAGTTCTTCTGGGATTCCCAGGTTGAAGTGCAAACCGTTGATATGAGTGGCTTGGATGATACGGCGCTGGCGGTCCTTAACTCTGATCCTTCTTGTGATGTTCAGGTTTTGGTGGCTTACGCTGGTGATGTCGATCCGCAAACTGGTCTGCCAGGGCCAGCCATGTATGATGTGCGCGTGGTGCGCCGGGAAGATAAGGGGCGGCTGCGTATTGCAGCGGTGCCTCCCGAAGAATTGCTTGTGAGCCGCGACGCTATCAGCCTGGATGATGCGTCTATTGTGGCCCATCGCCGTATTGCCACGGTGAGCGAGTTGGTGGCGATGGGGTATGATAAGGACGAGGTTGAGCCTTACGCCAATGAAGTTGACGAGTTGGAGGACAATGAGGAGCGGTTTATTCGTAATCCGCAGGCCACCATTGAACTCGCCAACCGTTCTGACATTGCGGCGAAGAAGGTTCTCTATGTTGAGTCCTATGTACGGATCGACATGGATGGCGATGGCATTGCGGAATTGCGCCGCATTTGCACGGTTGGCCAGGGCTATGAGGTTATGCGGAATGAACCGGCGGACATGATTCCGTTCGCGGTGTTCTGCCCGGACCCTGAGCCACATACGTTCTTTGGTTTGTCTGTCGCCGATCAGGTGATGGACATTCAGCTTATCAAGTCCAACATCCAGCGGAATATGCTGGACAGCCTGGCGCTTGCGATTCATCCGCGTGTTGGCGTGGTTGAGGGTCAGGTGAATGTTGATGATGTGCTGAATACGGAAGTGGGTGGTGTTATCCGTATGCGGGCGCCGGGGATGGTTCAGCCGTTCTCCATGCCGTTTGTGGGCCAGCAGGCGTTTCCTATGCTGGATTATATGGACAGCATGAGGGAAAGCCGCACAGGCATCACCAAGGCGGCTGCTGGCTTGGCGGCGGATAGCTTGCAGTCTTCTACCCGCGCGGCGGTGGCGGCTACTGTATCGGCTTCCCAGCAGCGGATTGAGTTGATTGCCCGTATCTTTGCGGAAAGCGGCATGAAGCGGCTGTTCACGGGCTTGTTGAAGTTGGCGGTCCAGAACCAGCGCGCGGAGCGCATGGTGCGGTTGCGTGGGCAGTTTGTGCCGGTTGATCCGCGCAGTTGGGACGCCAATATGGATGTGATTATCAATATCGCGCTTGGCGGCGGGACTGAGCAGGAAAAGGTTTCGGTGCTGACCACCATTCTCGCCAAGCAAGAGCAGATTTTGCAGCAGGCGGGGGTGGATAATCCGCTGGTCAGCTTGGCGCAGTATCGGAATACCCTGGCGCAGATTTTGGCTTTGTCTGGTTTCAAGGATGCCACGCAGTTCTTTAGTGATCCGGCCCAGATGCCGCCAATGCCACCGCAGCAGCCGAAGCCTTCGCCGGAAGAAATGCTGGCCCAGGCGCAGATGGCGGCGATCCAGGCTGATATTCAGAAGAAGGCGGCTGAATTGGAGTTGCGCCGCGAGGAAATGGTCCGCAAGGACGACTTGCAGCGC